TTGTTTATTATTGCGAATCAAATGGTCTTGATGTTGAATCTATTTCAAAACTAATCACAAAGCCACTCAAAGAAAAACTGAGATGTGATGCAATCGAATTGAATTTCTTGAAGCAAAGTTCCAAAGCAAAACTCCCTATATGAGTAAAGTGACACCACATGAAACCTTTAAAACTTATCTTGCATTAAAGCGTCACTTTTCTAGTGACAATTACGATTTTCACAAATACAATGGAAAGATCAAGGCTTCCATTGATGCATTTCACAAAAGAAAAGACAGACTCTTTTTTGAAAAACTGTCAAGACAAAAAAAAGATGACGAAGTTGTAGACTTTTTTGTTTCCAATTTTATTGCTGCGACTGATCCATCTTCTTTATGGATTGGTGATATTATTAAAAATGGAAATGAGCAATATTTAGAATGGAAAAAGAAAAGGCAGTCCTTGACTTATGTTTTTGAGTCTGATCTGCGAAATGTATTTGAAGGAAACAACTTCTTGGATTATCTTAAAATTGAAGGTGGAAAACATCCAAAACTACTTAAAGAATATCTCTCTGGAAAGCTAACATTAGAAACTTTAGTTGTATTGGATCAGATCATTCACTTTAGTGAAAAATTTGATGAGAGACTTATTGATCCGATTTGGGAAATTGTTTCAAAAAAGATCAAAAATTATTCTCCATTTTTAAAGCTTGATCTGGATAAATACAAGAACATCATAAGAAAAGTTTTATTGTGACATTTTTTGATTCGGATATTGTCCAGAATGAACTAAAAGAAATTGGATTTTTACAAGAAAGAATAGCATCCACTATGCTATCATTCGAGCAAATGAGTAAAGAAGAAAAGCTCGAACACATAGATATGCTTGAAGAACTACTCGATAAACAACGAGTATTATATGTGAGATTGAGTCTATCCGATGATCCCAAAGCATCTGAGATGAAAGAAAGACTCGATAAATCTATACAGCTGATTGGATTACCTTTTGACACAAGTGTTGGAGATGTGTTTCAGAACATGAGCAATCTTATACAATACTCTAAAGAACAGTTGCAAGACGACTGAATCTGTGCTATAATAGTCTCCTGGGCTTGGGAACCCTAAAGCCGCCTAAACTATCAACCGTATCAAGCGTAATATGAATTTCAAAGATCTTAAGAAGCAATCTTCACTTGGTAGCCTAACTGAAAAGCTAATCAAGGAAGCAGAAAAGATGGGAGGAAATAACTCCAATGATAATCCCAATCTTTTCAAACTAGAAACCGATAAGGCAGGCAATGGCCGTGCTGTGATCCGTTTTTTACCAGCTCCTCCAAATGAGGAACTACCTTTCGTAAAACTTTATAATCATGGCTTCCAAGTCAATGGTCGTTGGTTTATTGAAAACTGCCCTACGACACTCGGTGAAGAATGTGCTGTATGTCGCGCAAATGGTGAACTCTGGAATTCTGGAATTGATTCCGACAAAGAGATTGCTCGTACTCGCAAGCGTAAACTCAGCTACTATGCTAATGTTTACATCGTAAGCAATCCCGCAGATCCTTCCCTTGAAGGCCAAGTAAAAATCTTCCGATTTGGTGCCAAAGTATTTGACAAAATCAAAGCATCAATGAAACCAGAATTTGAAGATGATCCAGTTATCGATCCTTTTGATTTGTGGACTGGTGCTAACTTCCGTCTTCGCGTGAAGCAAGTTGCTGGATATCCTAATTATGATGACAGCGTATTTGAAGCTCCATCTGCTCTACTCGGTGGTGATGACGAAGAACTCGAAGAACTCTGGAAGAATGAGCATTCTCTACAAGAACTAATCTCACGAGATAAGTTTAAAGCTCCAGAAGAACTCGAAAAGCGTTTGAACTATGTTCTTGGCTCTAAGCCAGTTTCACACGATGTACAAGAGCAAGAAGCTCAACTTGAATCTCTGGTGCAGTCAGCAGAAAGCGACATTATGAAGGAATTGGAAGATTCTTATTCTCGTAGTAAGTCTTCTGTAATAGAAGAAACTGATGAAGAAGAAGATGATGCCATGGCTTACTTTAGCAAACTAGCTCAGTAGTTTTTTGGGGAGTCTATGACTCCCCATTTTCTTATGAAACTTAAAAACATTAAAAAAGAAAAGTTCTACAATCCAATACTTGATAACGACGGAAAATTTCGTGCTACCATTCGTTTTCTCCCCGCTATCGAAGGAGATAAGTTTCCATGGATTAGTCTTTTCTATTATTCTTTTGTTGGACCAACTGGAATCTTATATGAAGAGAATTCACTAACTAACATCAAGAAACCAGATCCAGTTTCGGAATATAATCAAAAACTTTTGTCTATCAATGCGAAAGCATCAAGAGATATAGTCAAAAAACAAAAAATGAAAATTGCTTATTATAGCAACATTTATGTGATTGACGATTCAACAAATCCAGATAATAATGGAAAAGTTTTTATTCTAAAGTATGGTAGGGCAGTATTCCGAAAGATCGTAAATCAAATGTATCCAGAAATTGAAGAAGACATGGAAACTAATGTCTTTGATCTACAGGAAGGTTGCAATTTTAACTATTACATTGAGGACAAAGATGGTTCTTATAAGTATGATCGATCAAACTTTGGCCCAGTTGAACCATTGGAAGTTGATGTAGAAGAAACCATGAAACAAGCACATTCACTATCATCAATGAAAGCACCAGATCAGTTTAAGTCTTATGATGTACTAAAGGCACACCTAGAAACTGTTTTAGGTGATTATGAGTAAAGTCTGATATTATCTCCTCTCTTCAAGGTTCTGATCACATACTGAGTGGAACCTTTTTTGTATTGCATAATTTCTTCCATATCATTGAACACGACATTTAAGTATTGTTGTTTGAGGACAAAAATATTTCTCTTGTCGTCTTCTAATTGACTTTCATATTCATAATTTGTGATTGGAGTCAACACAGAAGCTGATGGAATTAAAGTTTGAATTTGCAAATTATTGTCGTAGTATTCATAGAAATAATTATTTGATTGCTGAAGTGGTGCAGTTGAAGTGAATTCAATGGATTCACTTCCTGTGACTTGCAATTCAATTCCATTACCTGATGTTGGTGGTGTGCCCGTAATATCAATTCTAAATCTTACTTGATCATTAATTCCATCGCCATTCGTATCTCTTCTTTCTAATGATTTGATTTCAAATGATCCGTTAATTGATTCATCAACTGCACCTTGAATTGTAATAATCAAATTTTGTTCTAAGTCTAATATATTTTGATTTGTTACTACTTCAACATCTCCTTGATAAATTAATCTTGATATAACACCAACACCTTTGTATCCTTCTACAAATCCATTACCAGACTTCCACTGATTTGGCATTCTAATTCCTTCTGGTAGAATTAAATTTCCAGCACTGTCTCTGATTTCTTTTGTTTCATAATGATGAATACCACTGTAAAGTTCATCATAAGATCCATATTTCTCAAGCATTACCTTATCAAAGATCGTCTGTGGTAATGGCCATTCGGTTTGAATGTTGAGAATATTGTTGGATAATAGGATTACCCAGTCAAGAGTTTCGTCATTGTATATTTTATAAGCAACATTATCTGGCCTTTCGTCACCTATGATCTTATACTTGGTGAAGTATGATAGATTACCAAAGATATCTTCACGAAGTTTTCCACGACGGAATAGATTTTTTACAGTCGCATACTCAGAGATTTGCCGTTGATTCGGATCTCTACTGACATATTCAAAATCTGGAACTTGTCTGAAGTATGATGGCATTTTAGTAACCTATTGCAGTTCGATCGTTTAATTCTTTATAATCTCTGTCTGTGACCGGCTCAAGTTCTTGGAATTGTAGTGTAATATTATATGATGTCATTGGATACCCATTATCCGGATCATTAAATGTCATGTATTGATTATCTGGTGTGTAGTTTACGCTACATGAAGTGAGAGCACATTTTTTAATCTTGTTTATTGATGTGTGCTCTCCACCATTTCCGCCATTATGATATGATATTTGAAATACATTTGGTGCTTTCAGGAATAAATTATCTTCTGTGGTTTTTACTGACATATTTTGCTTAAAATATCTTATAATTTTTTTGACTGTTCTTGCTTCCGGGCTATTTCTCGGAGAAAGCCTAAAATCAAATGTAAATGGTCTAAGTTGTGGGCCTTGGAATAGCAATTCCATGTTTGGATTTAAAATTCCACCACTAACTCTCGATAGTAATCCATTGATTCCTGCTGCTCTACCAGCTGCGTATACTCGGAATGCTGGACCTATATTTTGATTTTCTCTGAGAATTCTCTCTGCTTCTGTTGTAAAGTTTGATATTGCCGCACTTGGATCACTCATTGCACTGTAAGACAAAGATGCTATAGTTGCCGCTAATGGATTTAGATCTTCATTTCCCCATTGAACTGAATTGGTATTTGGACTTTGCGTTTGAACTGTCAGTACAACAGATCCTTTTTTTATTTCTGGTAGATTTCTTGGTTGTGATGTCAATGGAAATCCGGATGTTGGAGTCAGAGAAATTGGCCTTGTCCCATAGGAAAATGATACAAATTTAATGTAGTCTTGTCCATTTTCTCTTATTTTTGTTGGATATACAAGATGTTCGTATTCGTTTTCGTCGTTAATATATGACTTTATTTCTGGATCTAGTATTGGTGATAATTGTGGGGTTGGTACACCATTTACTGGTTGATCTGGGTCTACTACTGTGGGAGCAACATTAGGAGCTGTTTGTAATATTTGAAGTGCTTGTTGGGCTGTTACGCCAGATGATTTACTCAATGCATTTGCCGTGGAACGATCTAAAGATACTGTTAAACTATTCGATCCGTTAGCAATTAGTGCTTTTTGGAATCCTGCACCGGCTGCTGGAGTAAAAATCCAACCATTTTGGTTGGAAACATCTCTCTCTCCTAATGTGATCCATTGTTGAAGTGAATTACCCACTAATGGTATTGGAGATAATGGCTTATACTGAACTGTATATCTAAGTGGAGCACTTGTGCTCAATGTTCCTTGTTGTCCAAGTCCATCTTGATATACTACCGTTGTTCTTACTTTATATTTTACACCATCTATTGTTATTGGGTTTTCTCCACTAATAGCCTGTGCCATCAGAACCACCCCCACATAAGGGACACAATCATCTCAATTTTTCGTAGAGTATGAGACATAATCGTTTATATCTATTTAGCGACCAGAAATGAACACCGGAAAAAATGAA